ATATATCTTGAAATTCCCAGTCGTATGCTCCGGCTTTCCAACGGTTTCCAGCTGCTTGCCATCCGGCCGGAGAAGCAAAACCAGATCTACCAACTTCATCGCCGTGCATAAGCAAAGCTCGATAATTGCCGATTTCAATGCGTTGAATATCTTCAACACCATGACGTGGATCCCATGTCAGTCTTTTAGCAGTTGCTTCTTCAGAACATAGTAACTGACGAGCAAGCTCATAACACATACGATCAAAATTGTCAGACTTCGGTACGTCTGCTCTTTTGTTTCCGATTCGGCCATGATTTCCCCATTCTGCAATTACAGTTACATGTTGATAAACTGCTAGTGCTTGTCTTACAACATCTACAATCAAACGACTGACAGTTATGTACTGATCATAAAGGCTTAGATCTATTTCCCATAATTGAGCTGGGTAGTTAAAAAGACCTTCAACCATATCTCCGCCAAAGCAGATGACAACATCATTGACTGGATGGTCTTGTCTTTGTATTTCAGTAATTTTAGTTGCTTTGATTGTAAAGTCCATGACTCTAGTTCTCATGATCTCTGAGTTATAACTAGGAGTTACTTTTGCACCTTGCCAGTCAGTCAAATGCCACAAAGCAACTTCTGCTCGCTTGCGGCGCTTGTCAGGCTTTGGACCTTCAATAGGCTTCATTGGACCTAAAGCCAAAGTTGCATCTTTACATGCTTGGATTGTGGCTTCTACTAATTCTTCTGTTCGTTGTTTTGCTTTAGATAATTCTTTTTGTGTTCGTACAAGTGTTTGACGTAATTCAGTAACGTTTGGATCAGACTCAAGTTGTAATTGTTTTGCTTCTTCAGAAATTGTCATTGAGGCCTCACGCAAGCACAACTGCCCGCTCTATGTTTCCAAATTGCAGTTTCACCTATTGCAAATCCGTGACGATTGAGTAAATCAGATATTTTGGCGTTAGATACAGTAGAGTTTAACAATACTTCTAATGAAGTAGAATCATCATCTGATAGATCTTCAAAATACTTTCCTAATATGCACTTTTTATCACGACTTGGTTTAAGTATTTCACCAATGTCTTTTGACAAATCCCCCGCAGATGCCATTATTTTTTTCCTGTTCCAATACTTGTTGGACGTGCAATTGCCATAATTGTATCGTACTTGCGTCGTTTTAAGTAGAACCCGTCGCCATTTGATTGACTACCTTTTTTGTTGTCCGAAGTGTTGCCTTCCCACACATTCATATACTTTAATTTTGTATTGTGGTGTCGGACAATGCCAACATGATCTGGTTGAGCATCGGTATCAAACTGGAAGAAAACAATGTCACCTCGTTGTGCTTGGCCAATTGGAACTAACTGATTGTTTGCTGTTAGATACTTAAGCCACTGATCGCATGACGCAAAACCTTTTGGATTGGTCTTTGGTGCAACTGCCTTAATCATTCCTGCTTCATGAAAGATCTTAGATGCGGACATTGCACACCAAGGTTGATGGTTTAACTTATACCATTTGCCAAAAGTTGTATCGTTATTTGGTCCTTCTGTATAGCCAATGTAACCATCAGCAATTTCAGTTAGATTCACTTCTTGCCCTTTGTCTCGTTAAATGCTCCGTCAATTTCATCTTTACTTAACTTACCATCGGCAATATATGCCTTAGCAAGTGATTCTCCAACTTTAGCGACAGCCAAAAGACCTGCAATTCCTGCGGCTGTAGCTGCTGGAACTCCAAATAATGAACCTGCTCCGATTGTTGCTAGTGCAGATACGTAGAAAACTGCAGCTAAACGGATAATGAGCTTCTTTGTTTCTTTCATTTTGTCTCCTTTGTGAGCATTTTTACTATCAATTCCATTTGAGTTTCTAATCTAGTAACTGAATCTTTTAGACTTGATCCACCATTGGGTTTTAATTCATTTAGGAAATGTTTCACTAGCCAACGTACGGCCATGACAAACGAACCTAGTATTGATATGACCGCAAGTATTAGTGCAGCCCAGTCATTCACAGTCATTCTTCTCCTTGAGTTTTGCTTCGAGATCCCCCACTCTAGCCGCCAACATTGCTTTATCCAAAGCCAGCAGGCCGATCTGCTCTCTTAGTGCAGCAATAACAACATTGATGTCCAGTTCTGTTGTACTATCCATTTACATTCCCCTCAAGTGTTTTGATACGTGTATTTAGATCTTGAATCAAAGCTAGCATACCTGGAACAATAAACCGATCATTCCAAGACTCAACTGTTCCATCTACTTTATCTGCAGCAATTGGATAAATTGCAGCAACTTCTTCAGCAATAAAACCTGGAAGCATAAGGCCGGCTCGATCATCTTCAGAGTCTAAATAATCTGTTTTATAAGTAAAAGCTCTTACAGGAAGTTCTAGTAGTTTTGCAGGATCTAAGTCTGAAACAGTCCGTAGTCCAACAATGTTGTCTTTGTAGCGTTCGCTAGAAGCTGTACTTCGTCTAGTAAGTCCATTAGTAGCAGACATCCACGTATTTGCGGCATTTGCAGTTGTTGTTGTATCTTGATTATAAAAGTTTGTTAGACTGTATAAGTTTCCACTTATAACAACGCCGGTTGTCGATGCTTGTACATAAATAGTCGAACTAAAAGCAATTCTGGCATCTCCAGAAGAAACATATGCATTTGGATACGTTGTAACAGCAGGGTTAAAAGTTGATCCATAATGCATTACAACTCCACTAACAGATGCAGGTCCAACCCATCCTACTGTTGATCCTGCTTCTCTGAAAGAAATAGCATTATTTGCAGCAGAAATAGTAACTCTTCTAGTTCCTGTAGAAGTTTGAAGTGTAAATGCTGTCAAAGTTCCAGCAGTTAAACGATCTACTGTAATTGAATCTGCAGCAATTTCAGCTGCAGTAATTGTTTCTGCAGCAATTTCAGCGGCGGTAATTGTTGCACCAGCAATTTGATCCGCTGTAATTGTTGCAGCAGCAATATTGCTTGCAGTAATTGTGGAAGCAGCTATTTTTGCACCAGTAATAGTTGAGGCAGCAATTGATACCGCTTCAATGGTTCCTACTGCAAGTTTAGCTCCCGTAATTGTATTTGCAGCTATAGATACAGCTTCAATAGTACCAGCAACTAATTTTGCCCCAGTAATTGTATTTGCAGCAATTCGATCAGCAGCAAGTGAACCAGTTGAAATGTTTCCTGCATTGATATTTGAGACTGTAATAACAGAAGCATCAATAGTTCCAGCTGTAAGTTTGGTCGCAGATAATGAAGCAAGAGCTTCATTTCCTAAAGTAAACGCAGAAAATGCACCACTTGTATAGCGATAAAACTTGTTATCGTCATCTGTATCAAACCAAAGATCACCTTCAGTGAAAGGACCTGTAGTTGGCATAGTTGTTTGGCGATAAATCTTATTTTTACCATCAGCCGTTGTTTGTGCTGCGGTTGCTGCTGCGCTTGCCGCTGCCGCAGCTGCAGTTGCTGATGCTGCCGCTGATGAAGCTGCTGCCGCCGCTGATGAAGCTGCTGCCGCAGCATCTTCTGCTGCTTGAATTCCAAGATCTTGTACAGAAACCCAGGCTAAACCAGTCCAATAGTATTGCTTGTTTCCGTCATCAGTATCGAACCAAACGTCGCCTTCAGTTAAAGGATAAACAGATCCATCTGGGGCAGTTGCCTGTCGGTAAATATGGTTTTTTCCATTAACAGATGCTTCAATGGAATTGATCTCGGTTTGGAGTTCATCAGTCTCTTCTGTTGTTGCTGCAACAATAGGAATGATAGAGGTTTGAGTCATTCCAGTTGTAGTAACTGTAATCGGAGTGATTGTGATTTGCGGACAAAGTGGCATTATTTCCCCTAAATCGTAATCGTATACGGATCAACTACAGATGTGAAGTAACTAACTCTCCAGTTATCTGCTGTTATTGAATGAGCTAATCCTTCTACAACACAATTGATAGTGATATTTCTACCATCATATGTAAGACGTTTAACTTGCACAAGATCATTTAACTCAGTTTCAAGCATATCTGTGGCAAGTGCACCAATACCAATTGCAGTAAAATCTATTTGTTCTGCTAATACAACAGCATCAGCGTCTTTTCTGGCAGCATACAAAGCAAGATTTGCAGCACTTGTATCGTCAAAAATAGGTGCATCAAGTTTTTTAGACTTAAGTCCATATGTAGAAACGCTAGAAGTAAACTTTGCTGTCTTCTGAGTTTTCTTTGGTCCTCTAAATACTATTGCTTCATTGTAAACATAATCAGTCCCAGGGTTTGTGATGATTCCATCGTAACCGACACTATTAGCATCGCCCTGATCACTAAATAGCAATTGAGTTGGCCGTGTAAACTTATTAGATAAAGTTACAAGAGTTGCAACTCCTGATCTACTTACATAGAAACGTCCGCCTACGCAGTTTGCACACTGTTCTAACATCTCAAGACAACTCATATTTTGTTTTGTCTTTTGCATAACAGTTGTTCCACTTAGACTACGTCCACCAGTCCATTCAGCAAGATCTAGTGCTCTAGTTGCTCTAGCAGAAGCAGTTTCTTGAAATGAACTTGTTGCAAGAGCAGGTGCAATCGCCTTGGCAATTTGTGCAAGACCATCAACAAATGTCAATGAAACTGTAGGATAAATACCTTGATTGACTTCATTGTTCTCTAAATAACCTGTAAAAATAGTTGTGGAATTACCTTGAATTCTTACTTGCATTCCTGCAATTAAAATTCCATACCACGGACTTGATGTGTTGCTTGGATCAAATGCTCCTGATTGGTTATTTAATACAACATCGGCAGTTCCAGCTTCTAAGAAGTCATTTTGATATTGACGACCTCGACGGATTTCGACAGATAGTAATAGATCAGCGCTAACAGCAGTAAAAGCTCCGCCGTTACTAAACGAAACGGTAAGTGAAGGTGCATTTGCTGGCATTAGAGCACCGCAAACTGACTGCCACCACGTCGGCGCATAAGAGTTGCAAGACCATTCTTGATTCCATTAACAAGATCACCTTGTGAAACAACGGAACCAGCAACATTTACAGTGATGTTTCCACCATTCATTGTGTTGTTTGCTGCAATATTTCCATGTCCAGCAGATGCTAACAATGAGATTGTTGGACTTGAAATACCAAGTTTTGCTTGCTTAACTTGATTCTTTCTAATTGCTTCAAGAGTGATTGGATCAGTTTCTTTAAGTCCTTTTAGTCCATACTTTTTTTGCAGTTGCAATAGTAATGCTGTTGCTTTTGCAGCATCTTTAGTTGAAGTAGCAAGACCGTTTGTTGCACCGGTCATGTCTTCTATGCCTTTAGTATAATCTGATGCTGATGCAGAAAATCCTTTAGCATTAAAGTCAAACTTACCTAGTGAATCTGCAGCTTTATCTGAATCTTTATTAAACTTATTTGCAGCTATACCTATACCTACTAAAGCAACTCCAAATGCTGCTGCTCCAGCTGCTGCTGAAACACCACCTGTGGCTAACGCGGTTGCAGCTGCAGATGCAAGCGAGACGGTACGAAGTGCTTTCATGACCTTGATAATTGCTTGAATTCCTGTTACTAAAGCAGCTACAGCTCCTGCAACTTTTGCTCCAAAGAACGCAGCAATGATTACAGCACCAAGAGTTGCAAATACTTTAATATTTCTAGCAACAAAACTAAACATGTCGTACATTAACTTTGCAAAAGCAATACCATAAGAAATAGAAGTCTTAAATCCTGCTGCAATTTTATCGCCATTTTCATCAACAAACTTCTGAATTGCAGGAATAGCCTTGTTAATAATAAGATCAGCAAAAGACTTAATCTGTGGGATTAACTTATAACCAAGAGACTCTGATGCTTCACCAAATGCAAGTTTAATTCTTTCCATTTGTCCAGCAAATGTATTGGCTGCTGCAGCTGCAGCGCCTTTTGTTTCACCTGAGATCTCACGCATTGCTGCTGCAAAGTCTTTTGATTTAACTGTTGCTGCTGAAATCTGTGGGAAAAGTTTCTTTAATGCGCCAATATTTCCACCGTAAGCTTTGGCAACTAACTTGGAAGCAGCATTAAGATCAATACCTTTTGCTGCTGCAATATCCATTGAGACGCCAAGCAATGTCTGTGCTTTACCAACTTCACCAGTTACGGCCGCAAGTCCGGCTAGAGCAGGACGAAGTTGATCATCTGCAATACCAAACTCAGCTTGCATTGCAGTGATGTATTCTTCTGTTGCTGCAATAGTTGCATCTGTAGCACTAACAGTATTTCTAAGTGAGTTGGCTAGAAGAGCTTGGGACTTCTGATCTTCCATTGCTGCTTTAACAGCGTCATAACCAATCTTTGCTGCAAAAGCTCCTGCTGCAATTGCAGCTAAACCAAACTTCTTGGCAGTTCTATTAGCAAAGTCACCAAACTTTTTTTCCATCTTGCCAATATCTTTGACTGCGGCTTTTGTACCTTTGTCAGAGTATTGCGTAAGAATGCGGGCGACTACTGCACCAACTGCCATTTTAGTCTACCTTTCCCGCTGAATCAAGATGATTTTGTAATTCACGTTTTGCGTCTTCTAACGCTTTTTCTACTACTTTTTCAATCCTTGGTCGTTCTTTATCTACAACTTTCCAAACAAGACGAGAAGCTTTACCAAACCAATTAAGTCTTTCAATGAATGATCCACTACTTTTATTACGCCCTGAAAGTTCAAATACTTTACCAGCATCAGAAGTATTTAACAAAGCACCAGCACTAGTTGTGTAATCTTTACGAGTACGTCTTTGTGCTTTGGAAACAGTGATTCCTGCTTTAATTGTATTTGTATCCCAAGCAGGCCAACCAGCTCCGCCCCATGTTCGTCCACTTACTGCTGCTGTTGGTCTCCAATTACGCATTGGAGTATTTGTTGTTCTGCTTTGAATGCTATCAACTAAACGATGAGCAGCACCTTCAGCATTGTTCAATTCAGTGTTAACTATTTTATTGAACTTAGTAACAGCTTTCTTATCAAACTCTTTAAGAGCTCTAAGAGTTGGTTCTATACCTGTTAAAATGATCCTGGTGTCTTCTTCCATTTATCCACCTTTTACTCGCTCTTTGAGATAAATAGTAATTGCCTCAAGTATTCCTTCAGGTGCATCTATTAGATCTATTGGTGAAATTCCAGTTTCCACCGAGATAGCTGCTACGTTGTACGTTAAGCTGTCTCGGTGGATCCGAAAGAATCATCTGAATCCAATTCAGCAGACGCAATTGTGTCTAAGAATTCAGGACCAAATGGTTTTACAATGACGCCGCTGGATTGCATACACTTCCATGCTAACCAATAAACGTGTTCGATCTTTTGTTCTTCTCCAAGCAATTTAGGCATTCCTTTGCCGTATTGCTGTTCAAATGCAACAATGACGCGTGGAGTCAACTTGTATGTTGTCTCATTGCCTTCAATTGTCTTTACTTTGATTCCAAGACCGTCCATGATTTCCCCCTTGTTAGATTAGGATTTGGTGATTGTACCACTAATTGGCCAGGTAACTGATGCAGTGGCAAGTTCACCAACGGCTCCATTTAGTGGAGTCCATTCTGAAACTAGAGCACTGAAAGAGTATGCCGGTGTTGTGCCAGCTACTGGACGAACAGTAATTGAAACTGCTGTACCAAGTGTTGGATAAATAACTGATTCTAATGCGCTTGCTGCGTAGTCTTGATTAAACTCAAAAGCAACACTGTTATCGGCTAAACCGGCAACTCGAGTACGAGCTGTGTTACCAAATGCAGTTGTTTCGACTACGTCATAAGTTGATCCTAAAGTCACAGAAGTGACATAAGATGAAATGTCTGTTGCACCAAAGGTGACAGCAACGTTAGTTAAAACAATACGTGCCACTATGCAACCGCCTTTGTGATTGCCCCATCAATCGGCCAAGTGACCGAAGCTGTTGCTAGTTCTCCAACTGCACCGTTAAGTGGAGTCCACTCTGAAACAAGTGCATTGAAACTATAAGAAGGGTTTGTAGCTGAAGTTGTTGCGCCATTTGGCTTGACAACTACTGCTGTTGTTGTACCAACAAGAGAAGCTCCAGCTGCGTTAATTGTTGCTTCAACAGAAGCCGCTGCATAATCCTGGTGGAACTCTAATGCAATTGAGTTGTCAGCAAGTCCAGCAACTCGAGTACGAGCTGTTGTACCAAAAGCTGTTGTTTCAACAACATCGTCTGTTGTAGTGAGTGTAATGCTAGCAATATGATCTGAAAGATTAACTGCGTTAATAGTGATATATGCGTTGGTGAGAACTAAACGGGCCATTATTCGTCCGCTCCTATTTCTGTTGCTGGTTTGGTTGGTGTATTACCTGATAAGTGTTCACCCTTGACTAGTGCTTCAAGGTTGCAACCTGCATCAAGCAATTCTTTTTCAGTGACTTGGTCACCTTTTTTCTTATTTCCGAGTTCAAAGTTATCGGATTTTACTATGTATGACATTATTCTCCATCTCCATATATTGTTACCTGATAGCGGTATGATAGATATTCAACATCAGCTGTTTGGTAAACTCCTGATTGAGCCGCAGTAACTCTAAGTGTGTCAACAACTCCACCGAGAGTACGATCTGATTCAATTGCTGCTTTTATTGAATAATCACCTGAACCAGAAAGGTATTTGTCAAGTTTATCTTGACCTGTTCGCTCTGAGAATCGTTGGACAATAACCATTACATCTACACTTGCAGAATCTAAACCTCGAGCATTGTTAAGATCGAATACAAGATCTAATTGACCAATTATTGCGCATGGTGGAACTATAACATCAGGTACTAGATCATAAACTCTAAGACCTTCAATTGACTGAAGATTGGCTTTTAATCCATCTCGGACTTTGCTTGGTTGCATTAGTATGCAACTCCATTTAGCTTCTTAAGTGGACGGATCAATGCTTCGACATCTGGATCTAATCTAGAAGTTAGTCTTACGGTTCCCATATCAACAGAACCAGCAACTCCAAATGGTGATTGCTTACGGATAAACAATCTAGATGCTTGCAAACGTGCAGCCAAATTGATCTCTGAAGGAATTGCAGACCATCCCCATACTCCTGTTACTTTTACAGTCTGAGGATATAAACGAGGGAAAAGGTATCGATCAACAGCTAAAATTCGTGTATAAGGCCAACCTCTACGTGGGTTGTTAATTGGTTCTACCATGTAATCGCTATTACCCCAAATTGTTGTGTAACTGCGGTCAAAGTTATCATCTGTTGCAATTTCAGTAATTGAAATAAAGTCATCAAGGTTACAGATCCACCAATCATTTGGTGTGTAGTAACGAACTACAGGTGCGGCAGTTGTACCGTCTTTATAAAAAAATCTACCAGTATAGTCATCAATCATTCTACATGCTGCAGCAATTGCGGCTTCTATCGCTAGATCATCATTGATGTCCTCGATTGCAAGAGCATTCTTGACATCCGATAGGGTGCAATAGGCGTTTGTTAGTGCCATGCGTTATCCTTTTCTCTGATTTAGGCTGCATTGCTCGTTCTAAATCGGGCAAAGCCGTTGCTGTTTGCTTCTTCTTAAATAATTTAAGTTTCATACTTACCCCGTTTTTAAGGTGTGAGACCGGCAAGTCGGGGGAGTCTTACCGGTCTCACACTATTGTTCTAAGCTTAGCTTAGAAAGTTGGCGCAACCAAACCAGTGCCTGAGATAATTGAGGCAGCTGATGGGTAACGACCTGCTGAGAATGCTGCATAGCCGTAGACAACAGACTTGATTGTCAAGCTTCCAGCAGATGTTGCATCAAAGTTCAATGCAAACGGTGAACCTGCTTGCTCCCAAAGGTGCATTTCAGGTGCAGCAACGCAATAGATCTTGTCCTGGTTTGTACCAGCACCTGCGTTTGTAACAACATTTGCATCAGTAATGATTGGAAGACCCATCAATGAGTAACCTGAGTTACCGTATGATACTGCTCCAGCTCCTGCTGCAATTGGGTTCATTGGACCGTAGTTATTTGGAACAACAAGTGGACGGTTTTGGCTGTCAACTGCTGCTAGCAAATAAGCTAGACGGCGTGGGTGCATGATCCAGTGTGTTGGTTGCTGGAATGCAGTTGTCTGAATCTGTTGTACAGCGTCAGCTAGCTTTGGGTAAAGAAGCGCTACTGTTGGAGATGCAGATGTGTAGGTGATTGCGTTTCCACCTGAAGCATCAAGACCAAGAACTGTTCCTGATGTACCAGCACCATTTAGGCATTGGTTGTCAAGAGTTGTGTGCCATGAACGAATGAGGTCTGCAAGAATGAACTGATCAATTCCTGTACCGCGCTCGATTGCTTGGCGTGAAATGTCCTGTTGTCCTGCAACTGTACGCACATTGATAGTCAATAGTGTGTCATCAGCATCTGTGTTAGATACTGCAGCGTTTTCTGTTGCTTGAATTGCAGTTGTTGTACCTGTTGTCATGCGGCTGATGTTCAGTGTCATTCCGCTTGCAGGTAGTGCATGCTTGTTTGTGGCAGCATCCAAGAATGGACGACCAGCACGTGCAAACGGTGCAGCTAGATCTGTTAGGTACTGTGGTACTACAAGACCATCAAAGTTGCCAGTAGCAACTGCGCGGTTTTCAACTTTTTCTTCACGCATGTGGCGTGCAAGACGCTCAGATGCAGCAAAATCGTTCTTGAACTGTGCGTTGTACGCATCCTTCACGAATGATGCTTCTGCTTCTGGTGTGTATGTACGTGCTTCAGAGATAACGCGAGCGCCACCTACTGGAGTTGCAACTGGTGCAACTGCTGAACGGATTTCTGCAGCCTTAGCATCGGCATCAGCCTGTGTCTTTAGCTTTTCGATCTTTGCATCGAGTGAACGTGACTCTTCTACAAGAGCGTCAACCTTCTCGGTCTCCTCTGCAGTAAGGTCGGTACGTTCTTCAGCAGCAACTGCTTCTAGAACTGTATCCATTTCTGCCTTAACTGCATCACGGCGCTCGATTACTTTGTCAAGGTATGACATTGTATTCTGCTCCTTATGAGTTTGGTCGAGGTGGTGGCGATAGTGCTCACGGCGCTTGTAGGGTGTGAGTCTCGCTCCGACTTCGGTATCTGTAGGCAATTTGCCAACAGAATATTATTTTGTATTGTTGATAATTGCTTTTGCTAAACGAAGTGAGATTGAACGAGGTTGTGCGGCCTCTACATCTTCTTCCATATCATCTTCAGTCATTGTGGCTTCTTCTTCGATTGGTGTCTCTTGCGCACCCATCAATGCTGCCATCATTTCCACGGCTTCCATCACATATTCGTGGCCTTCAGACATTTTCTCAAAAACAGTCTGCAAAATTATTAGAGATTCGCCAGAAACTTCTCTACCTTCTTTTACGGCTTGAATTGCACTAGCAAGAGCTTCACGAGCTTCAACTGTAGTAGTTGGATAAGCAGGATAAGTAACAACCGATACGTCACCGTCTGCAAGTGAAACTTCTGTCAGAGTTCTTTCTGTACGTTCTTTGTTCCATGATTGGCGGATTACGCGAAATGCAAAACTCATCTGATCAACATCACCACGTTGAACTAGAGTCCAAAGATCTCTAGCTTCTGATGTATCTGGAAGAAGTGCGTCAATGTACAGGCCAGTTTCGTCTTCGGTCAAAGTTAAAGTATTGTTTTTTGTCCGTGCTAGTGGTAAACCTTCGTGATTGATTAACAATCTTACGTCTGGCGTCTCACTTAAAGTTTTTCTGAATGCTCCAGGTGCGATGCGCTCACTAAACGGAAGTGGAACACTTGGATCATTGAACACTGCCGCATAACCAGCAAGACGCATTGTTCCGTCGCCTTCTTGGCGTGTTTCTATGTTGCGAACCGTAAAAGTACGGCGTTCAATCTTCTTCATCGTGCTCCTGTCTTCCCCGACGTTATCTTCTTTAGCATTATTCGACTTCATATGCTGCCTTCGGATCTATTGGATCTATTGTTGAGATTGGTTGCAATTGATTTGAAGGTAAACCTGTGTGATTCATATCAGGTAAACCAACAGCTTCAATAACAGATTTCGGATCAAAACCTACTTGAATTAACTTGGCTGCAATGTCGGCACGTAGGTTTAAGCCAACATCTTTTGCGTCTGCCGCATCAATATTTTGTAATGGTACTCGATATTGATCGCCAGATTCTCCAAGAGGTGCAAGATCTTCTACATAACGGACATCGTTTAGGCTTAGGAAGCCTTCGCGTAGACCTTTTGTGTAGGCATCATAGCGTTCTAGTGTTGTTCCACGTAGTAACGCATCAAGGTTAAACTTAATAAATCCATCTGATTCAGGAAGCAAAGGTGAGAGTGCTTGCTCTAATCTTTCAAGCAAAGGACGCAAAGAATGCTGCACAAATGATAAGTTCTGAGCTTCAACAGATGCAAATGACATCGCTCCAGCAACAGGATGGCCAAGTAAAGATACAGGTACACGGAATAGTCTCGCAATTTCTTCCACACCAAATCTACGTACCTCTAGAAGTTGTGCATCAGCAGCATTTAGAGTAAGTGGCTTAAAAGTTGCTCCACTAGTTAAAATGCCAAGCTTTCCAGCACGATAAGGTCCTGTATGTGACATATTCCAGTTTCGTGCAATGTCAGCGGCTTGTTCTTCAGTCATTTCTCCTGGAGATTCAATAACTCCACCAGGATTTGCTGCATTTCCAAAGTAACTTGCTGCATAAACTTCTGCAGCCATAGCAGAACCAAGAGTAATACGAGCTGCTGCAATAGGACCAAGTCCAAGTAACTGACCTGGTAGTCTAAACATTGGAATGTGTAGCATTTCATTCTTTGTTAAAACCATAGTCTTAGTTGACATTGGATCAAAAGGTTGTGCGTTATCGTAAAACTGATTTGCTTGATCTTGTGCGTTCTGACCGATTGTAACTATGTATTCGATCTCACCCATCGGATCAGGACGACGTATACGAACCTGGAGTGGGTTTATGCAGTAAAGCTCTTGAACGTCGCCCATATCGTCACGTACGGTCAGAATGAATGCATTGCCGTGAAGGTTTAGAGATGAGATTACTTGCTCGTAGAATTCTAAGCGAGTTGAGTCAGGGTTTGGATTGTTAATCCATTTAGGTAATTCTCCATAAACAGAAGCGTAATTTATTCTAGAACGACCACGACGGACATAAGCAGATAATGGCAAAGAACTAATAGTGTCACCTAATAGTCGTACGCAAGCATAAACAGTTGACATGCGAATTGCGGTATCAGAGTTTACATCTACTCCAGCTGGAGTTGCATACAAAGCACGACCAGGCAAAAAAGGTTCTATAAACTGGTTGTTAGACCGTTTTTCTCCTGATTTGCGCAGTCTATTTGATAGACTCATTTAGTTGCCTTTCATTATCAGTGCTTCTTTGTAATAAATAACATTTTGTTTTAATCTTTCGATCCATGGTGCTAGTTCAACAGCTTTTTGCCCATGTTCAATTGCTTCTTGTAGTTTGTCCATATTGTAGCATGCAATCGCTATTAAATCATGAGGTAAGTATCCCCAAGCGTCTGATTCTACAAGATATTCAAGCGGTTGTTCTGTAATTCTTAATGCTGCATGAGCATGTGCATAACAGTCTAACCAAAGACTCTTTGAATAGTAATACTGAGCAAGATCTACTCTAGGTTCTCGGCTATTAGGCGATTCCGCAATTGCTTTTAGTAACCAAGATTCTTTTTCTGAGTCTTCCATCTTAGCCAGGTATCTCATAGATGCTGCTCGTTCAGGTTTCCACTGAGCTTTAGGAAGACTTAAGTGACGCTTAAACTCTTTAATTGCTTCTGTCCACTTATTGTGAAAAAACAATTCTCTTGCATTGTAAAAGCAATTTCTATCATCGGTTGGATCTTCTATTACAGATTGAGCAAGCAAATCAAAGTATTGACCTCTAGATTTAGCATCATCTGGGTGATGATGTATCTCTAACTTTGTCCATGCTTGTACTTCATTGCTTGTACAAGTTAAAACTTCATGTACCGGATGTTTCCATCTGTAATTTTTTCTTGTGTGGATCTTGTCTCCACCGTAAGTTAGACCTGGTGATCCATCTGGATTCCAAGACCAGATATATTTATATCTAGGTCTAGTAATTGTAGATTCTAAAGTTTCTAACTCTTTGCGCCAACCGACTTGTAGTTCTTCATCCATATCTAAAGCTATGCAATAATCTATGTCCATCGGAAGTGCAGCCATAGCAGCATTTCTAGCATCATCAAATCGCCAAGGTTTAATGCCTATTTGGATCACATTTATGCCTAGGTTTTTGGCATACTTAACTGTAAGATCATTAGATCCTGTATCGGCTATGAGAAGATAGTCAGCTTGTTTTGCACTTTTATACCAGCGTTCAACAAAACTTTGTTCATTAAGAGCTATTGTATAAACTGCAATTTTCATTGGTCCCCCGACCTTAAATTAAAATGTAATTACTTGCCAGTTTAGATCTTCTTCAACCCACTTGTACATCAAACCATCTGTTGGATGAGGAGTTGGAGCCGTCCATGTGCAGCTTTCTTCATCTAAAAGCCATGATTCAAAAGGTTTTGGTGCAATGAAAGCATCTCTTGCTTCATCGTATATGTATCCAATACCTGCGTAGTTCTTTCTAAATGGTGTTCCGCCATTTGAGTGAACCCCACCAATTGTATTGTATGAAGTGCGCTTACAGACTTGACCACGAAATGCACCGTAGTGTGCTTCCCAATCTGTAATGCCATCAACACTTTCGTTTTCATCTCGGCCAGTAATAACCTCGGTTACGATTTTGTTGTCATCTAGAAATGCATAGTGTCCCATTATATTGTCACCGTTCCTGTTCCTGCTGTGAATGTATATACTTTATATCCTGTTGGAGTAGTTCGTGTGTAGGTTAAACCAGCAGCTATTGTAGTTATGTCTGGGAAATTATCAGCATAACGCAATACAACTACTCCAGATCCACCTGTTCCACCAGATGTATTTCCGTAGTTTCCTGCACCGCCATTACCGGTATTTGCAGTTCCTGCTACACCAGCGCCGTTATTGCTAACTCCACCGCCTTTAGCACCTGCCGCATAAGTCACAGAAGAACCAGAGATTGAATTTGCTGTACCTGCTCCACCGTTTCCTGCTGCAGAACCTGATCCAATTGAACCGACTGCTGTAATACCACCGCCACCGCCGCCTGCAGTATCTCCACCGTTTCCACCAGTACTTCCTTGAGATGGAGAAGTTGAAGGAGTATTACCAGCTCCACCTGATTGTTTGGTTACTCCACCAAAACCACCGCCGCCGCCGCCTGAACCGCCAGCGCCACCGTTTGCATCTTGACCTCCACCAAATCCGCCACCAGCAGATGTAATAGTAGAAAATATTGAACTAGCGCCTTGCGTTCCATTTGCAACTAATCCGCCACCAGATCCTGCAGTACCACCTGCACCTACAGTTACAGTAAAACTAGTTGATACTGCAATTGAAAATTGAGATCCACCAATGCTAGTTCTGTATCCGCCAGCTCCGCCGCCGCCTCCGCCACCGCCAGAAGACCAGCCGCCGCCGCCTCCGCCACCGCCAGCAACTACAA